ACTCAACGAACGCAGGTTTCTCCTGGCACTTTCCAAATGACTGGTGTTGAAAATGATCAGACATGGAACTTCGACAATTCAATTGACACCCAGGCTCTTGCTCAAGCATACATGTCTCCTGACTTTGCTCCTGCCGGTGCAGCTCCAGAGGTAGCACCTTCTACTTACGAGCAAGCTTTGAATCAATACCGCGAACAATTTCCTGACCAACCTGCAAACTTTGGAAGACAAAATACAACACTAGATGCTGGTGGTAATGTTATTGGTCAGTCAACTGGGTATAGCAACGAGGCTGAAGCAGGAAGGCTAGATTATCAAGCTGCTTTAATTAACAGAATCAATAAATCACGGAGACCGCATTTCAAAAGCCTCGGGTTTAATAGTCCTGATTTGAATGTGAACGAATTGATGACTGGCGCTAGAAAAGACATCGACGATGGATTCACCACTCAGTTCTTGCGTGATGCTATAGCGTCTGGAGTTGACCCCTCTGATCCAGCTCTTACCGCACGGCTTGATGAAATGCTTGGTATTAATAATGAAGATTTCTTCCTCGACGAAAACGGCAACCCAATGTACAAGGAAGATACTGACATCTCAAAATACCTACCTCCTGTAGTTGAACAGACACAATGGACAACGCCAGGAGTAGACATACGGTACGGAAGACCAAATAAACCTGAGAATGAAGGCCAGTGGTTTAATCCAGTAGACGCTTTTGGTAACCCAGTTAAGAGAAGAGACTTGTTTGGCTATGGCCCTGGAAGAGTGACAAATACTGGGGATCAGCTTGTATCTAGCAACGTGCCAAGGTAACGAAAAAACTGATATAGCGCGATAGTGTAGCTAGAGTATACTATACAACTGTTCACCATCCCCCGAGGTGTTGCATGCGAAAAAGTTTTGACATTGGAATCTGCACCTTCTCTTACGGAGGCAACGGAGGAATCTCCTCAGAGGTTCCTGACATCCGTGAATGGATGGTTCCCCTTGCAGCCAACATTGCACAGAACCCAATCGTTGGCGATTTGAAAATATGGAATCTCTCCGACACGCCTATCACGATGACCCGCAATCGTAGTGTTATGCAAGCGAGGGAGTATGGACTCGATATCTTAATCATGGTTGACTCAGACATGAAGCCGGATTTAGGTGACGAGCCTTTCTTTGATTCCTCTTTCGACTTTTTAGTAAATCATTACGACAAAGGGCCAGTGTGTATTGGCGCACCGTATTGTGGCCCGCCTCCCGATGAATGCGTTTACGTGTTCCGTTGGCAGAACCAAGAATCCGGCAATGCAAACCCAGACTTTCAGTTAGAAGCATACGACCGTCACACAGCATCTAAGCTGGCAGGCATTCAGGAATGCGCTGCGTTGCCAACTGGATTAATCATGTATGACATGAGGTGCTTTGATATCACGGAGCCTAGGAGTAAAGACGACAACTCTTGGTTCTATTATGAGTGGCTTGATAAGTACGCAACAAGAAAGGCATCCACAGAGGATGTCACCATGACGCGAGACTTGTCAATCGCTGGCACTAGAGTGCTTGGATACAATCCAGTGCTTTGCAATTGGAACGCATGGGCAGGACATTGGAAGCCTAAGTGCGTAGGGCCTCCAGTTATGTTAGATGCAAAAGAGATAGGTAGAAAAATTTCAGAAGATTGGTTGTGTGACTCAAACCTGCGTCAAATTGATTTACGACAGGAAGGCATTGAAAAATTACTGAGCAATGGAAACAGTTCGTAAGTGCATACAGTGCAATAAAGAGTTCCCGCTCACCGAGGAACACTGGCATAAAACTCGCGATGGATATCATGCGAGATGCAAGGAATGCAGGAACACATACGAAAAGAATGCCAAGAAGGCTAGGGATCAGAAAAAGTTAGCTGAGTTAGAAAAAGATGCGATTGATTTATTTGTTGCTCAAGCCCGCATAGGAGGGGCGAACATACCGCACTCAAGCGAAATGCTCGAAGTGCTTATGGGTTACTTTGGTGGCGTTGCAGGATTTGCAAATGTGTACATGAAACAATACTTCGACGCACCACCAGGAGGGGCGTTCCGAACTAAGATGCTCGACACCATTGTCCGACTCACTGCTAGCAATACAGCGATGGGAGGAGCAAAGAAACCACTAACACTTTGGTCAGATGAAGAACTTGACAGTGAGCTAACAAAGAGACTGACAGAAGCAGCAACTATCCTTAACCTTTCTCCAGAGGAACAGCCTCGGCTTGAAGAAGCCAAAGAAGACCCAGAAATCTCCGACTCCTAGCGGGGAAAACTTTTCCGGCATAACTCAACACGCTTTGCAGCATCTCCGTGAGGTGCAAGCAGAACTAGCCGGTCGTAAGCTCGAAGCACTTCGCTTGTACGAACCGATGCCGTTGCAGGATGATTTCCATAAATGTCTTGCCTCTGAACGTCTGTTAATCGGTGGTAATAGAAGCGGCAAGTCATGTGCGTCATTTGTAGAAGATGCGAGAGCCGCCACGGGCCAAGACCCCAACAATAAATACCCCAAGGAAGATGGCAACATCGTCATTGTCGGCAGGAACTGGCCTCACATAGGTCTAGTCGCTTATCCGATGCTGTTTCGTGCTGGTGCATTCAAAATAATTAAAGACGAAGAGACCGGCCTTTGGCGAGCATGCAAACCTGGTGATGATAAAACAAAGGCGAAGCCAGCTCCACCGTTAATACCTCCTCGTTTTGTCAAAGAGACTTCTTGGGTTTTGAAGTCTGCTGGTTACTGTCAAAAGGTAACGCTGACTAACGGATGGGTTGTTAACTTTTTTAGTAGCGAAGGCGAGCCTCCCCAGGGCTTCCAGGCCGATTTGGTGCATATAGATGAGGACATCAACAATGAGAGATGGGTCGGTGAAATGCAGGCTAGGCTTTCTGACCGTAAGGGTCGGTTTGTCTGGAGTGCTATGCCGCACTCTAAGAATGATGCATTACTTGGTTTGTGCGAGCGAGCCGAGAAGGCTGTTGAAGACGGTGTTGAGAATCCAATCATCAAGAAGTTTACTCTTCGCTTTTTAGACAACATCGCTATCGATGATGAAGAAAAGAGAAAGAACATTGAGCGATGGGCTGCGTTAGGGCCTGACGAGTTACGCATGCGTTCAGAGGGTGAGTTTACAAATGAGTCCACTCTCATGTACCCCACGTTCAACCCGTCTGTACACATTCTTGCAAGAAAAGAACTCCCGGTAGTTCCTAATGATTGGACAAGGTATGTAGCCATTGACCCTGGTCACGCCGTCATGGCTACTCTGTTTGCCGCAGTCCCGCCTAACGAAAAGTATTTACTTATCTACGACGAACTTTATATCCGGCATTGTAATGCAGAGATATGGGGCGAGAGGTTTAAGGAGAAGCTGCAAGAACAGAACATCTACGCGATGATCATGGACATGCATGGAGGTACGTTGCGTGACCTTGGCTCAGGCCGATTGCCACATGAGCTTTATTCTGAAGAGTTAAAAAAGCGTTCAATTCAAGCTCAGATGTCAGGCTACCAATTCATACCTGGCTCAGACGACATTCAAGCTCGTACATCGCTTGTGCGTCAGATGATGCACATACGAGGAGATGGCACGACAAGACTCAAGATTCTCGAAGGCACATGCCCTGACCTTAGACGAGAATTAAAAAGATACCGCAAGAAGACGACGACCGTTAATGGTCAAGTATTTGTGACAGATGCTCCGCAGACAAGAGGCGATGTTCATGCATGTCAGTGCATGGAATACCTCTGTGCGTTTGAGCCTTCATACCACCCTCCACCGAAGACCAATGGCCCTGAGCCTTGGTGGGTTAAGTACCTGACAGAGAAAAAGAAAAGACAGCAGGGCGGTCAGGACTCCTGCATCATCCTTGGGCCTTGCGGAGATTTAAAGAAATGAAACCTTACGATATGCCTGAGATTCAACTAGGCGACTTTATTCACTACTATGCCCATGAAGACGCTGCACCAAATATTGCCATCGTCACAGAAGTCTCTTCTCGCAGTCTGAAATGCTGGGTCATTGTGCCTGATTATGGTGGCGTGGAGAAGTTTTCTGTCCACCACAAGGATGACGTTGGCTTGCAGGAGTTTCCTGAATGGGGCCGTTACGGCATGTGGGATTTCAAGCCTGCTGACCCAACAATAGCCATTCTCTCTGAGAAACTAGCTGTATTAGAAAAGAAGATGGCAGAAATTGTGGGCAAAAAAACCAAATAGGACACTAGTCCATAGGAGCTGCTATGTCTGATCAGAACCCTTTGCGTCCAATTTGTAAGGGCTGGCTTGAAAAAATCAAGCTTGCCGAGAAACATAAAAAGCCATTTAGCGATGATGCTGAAGAGGCCATGAACTTCTTTGCTGGAGACCCCAATTTCATGTGGGAAAACCAGTATGCACGAGGAGAACGTGGCTACAACAAAGGCATTGATCCTCCGGCTTTCAGGATGCAAATCAATAGAGTCTGGGAAGCGGTACGTCTATTTACTGCTGTAATCCATCACAGGAATCCCCAGCGACAGGTAACGCCAAAGCAATACCCAATAGTGCCACCGCAAATGTTGGGTGTTATGCCACAGCCTCCTGTTCCACAAATGGGGCCAGACGGTCAGCCTGTCATTGGGCCAAATGGTCAGCCTGTGATGATGCCTGATCCTGCCATGCAGCAATACCAGCAAGGCATGCAGAATCAAGGAATGATGCTCCAGAGGCGAAAGGTAGTTAGTGATTTGCTTGGTGCTTATCTCAACTACACGCCTAATGAGTTAAACCTAAAACATCATTCCAGAAAGGTTGTAGAGGAAGCGTTTATTAAAGGCGCTGGGGTTTGGTGGCATGAACTGTACCAAGCTCCTGGTGGCGAAAATAAAATGGCTGGTTCCTTTTATGACAGTGTAGATAACCTCGTTTGGGACATGGATGCTGATGAGTTTGAGGACATCAGATGGTGCGCTCGTAAGAGAGTGCAGCCTGTAGATGAAGTCGCCGCAAAGTTTAATCTCAATAGAGAAGACTTGAAGGGACACCTTGAGTCATATGCGTCACAGTCTGACAGACATAGACGAGGTTATGAAACTGAAAAGAAACGTGGCAAGACAAACGACTTAATTTGTTATTGGGAGATATATTCCAAGACAGGTTTTGGAGACCGTCTTAAAGATGCTGACAAAGCCATGCGTGGCAAGTTCGACCAGCTAGGGCCGAACTGTTACATATGCATAGCTGAAGGCGTTGACTTTCCGTTAAATCTTCCCCCGTCAATGTTACAGGAAGAAGTCGATGAAACGGGAGTGCCACAGAATTTCTTTATGGCAGCACAGTGGCCTATCCCATTTTGGGCAGAGCCAAATGGCTGGCCTTTCACGCTTCTTGCTTGGCACGGCAAGCCTGGTTACTCATGGCCTATCTCTTTAATTAGACCAGGTATTGGTGAGCTTCGGTTTATCAACTGGGCAATGTCTTTCCTAGCAACTCGAATAGCGTCATCTAGCCAGACTCTAATTGGTGTTGCTAAGTCTGCTGACCCTGACATGAAGGCCAAGTTGTTAGAGAAGTCAGAGGGTGGGTTTAAGATTGTCGAAATTAGTGAAGCGATAGGAAGAAATGTTAATGATGTCATTAGCGTATTTAATCTTCCTGGTGTTTCATCTGACATGTATCAGATAATCAGCGAAGTGACTGCGTTGTTTGACAGGCGTGTAGGCTTGACTGAACTTATCTACGGAATGTCTAGGAATCAGTTTAGAAGTGCTGCTGAAGCACAAGTAAAAGCTGAACAGATTTCTGTGCGGCCAGACGACTACGCTAACATTCTAGAAGATGCCCTGTCAGAAGTTGCTCGCAAAGAAGCCCTCCTTGCTCGATGGCACATATACCCACAGGACGTTGCTCCTGTTCTTGGGCCAATGGCAGCACAGGCATGGCAGATGCACGTTCAGGGCGAAAGCCCAGATGCAATTGTTCGCGAGTACTCTTATCGAGTTGAAGCTGGCTCAGTTAAGAAACCTAATGTTGCAACAAAGATTGAGAACCTTAACAACTTCATGCAGATTGCAATGCCTGTTGCTCAGGGTCTGATGCAAGCTGGCAAGCCAGAAGTATTCAATGGCTTGCTCACTAAGTGGGGCGAGGCTAACCAAATGGACGTTAGCGAATTCCTTGTTCCACCACCGCCACCCCCACAACCTCAACAACAGGGGCCTCCTCAACAGGAAGGGCCTCCTGAAGAAGCACCCCCCGAAGAAGGACAGCCAACAGAATGAACATTCCATACGAAGTAGAACGAGCTGGCCCAGCAGCTATCAGAGTATTTAAAGAGTCTATCGCTAATGGAGGCACTGAAAAATTCGCAACTATGTGCGCCGTCCAAATCGCCCCAGGGACAAAAGGGACAGACAGGGCCTTTATGGAAGGCCGGATGAACAACCAGCAACTCGACGAGCTTCCACCAATCATGGCGAGATACATGGTGAAGGATGCCAAGGCTGCGGGGATCAACATCAACGGCAAGCATTATGTAGCAGGACTAGCCGACAAGAGGGGATGGAAAGACCCCGAGGCGTGGGTGAGCAACAACGACGACATTACTACAGTCGCGAGAAAGAGGAACCTATCCGTATCCGGGTCGGTTAATCATGAAGGTCGAGCTGTTCCACCAAAACGAAAAGTGCTGAGTGAAAAGATAATTAAAGAAGAAACAAGGCACATGAAAAAGAAGTTTCCCAAAGCTAGTAAAGAGGAGCTTCGGGAGAGAGTAATAAACAAGCACTCGCTAAAACGAAAATTAAAGTAGGAGTTGTAGATGGCTAATGTAAAGATTTCTGATTTGCCAGCAGGAACAGCAGCGTTAACAGATATTGTTCCGGCGATGGATTCAAGCGGCACAACTACATCTAAGCTAACACTATCTGCCATTCTCGACTTGCTCGTAGACGCTGCACCAGGCGCTCTTGACACACTTAACGAATTAGCTGCTGCAATCGCTGATGACGCAACCTTTTATGATAGGGTTCCCACAGGACATTGGCCTAGCGAAACTAGCAATAGCGGAAAGCTGTTGACGACCAATGGAGATGGGTCAGATAGTGCTTTGTCGTGGACTAACACGCTAGCTGCATCTCTTATAACAAGCGGTACTTTTGATATCGCAAGACTGCCTACTGGCACGACATCAAGTGATGTATGTATTGGTAACGATGCCCGTCTTTCGGATGCTAGGACACCTGTTGCTCATGCTGCATCTTTGGTTACTTCAGGCACATTTGACATTGCTCGTATACCTACTGGCACGACATCAAATGATGTATGC